TGACACGACAACCGAACCGGCAGCGGAGTAGGCTGCTGTCGGTCGCCACGACCACGACGACACACACGGAGAACACAATGAAGAACAAGGTTGTAATCAACGGTGACGATGGTCACTTCGCCCTCTCAGACGCTGCTCAAGTTGTCTACGATGTCTTTGCCGGGAACAAGGGAGTTTTGACACACGACTGGGACCGAGATCACGATGGGAGGGAGCTAGCCCGGCACGACCCAATTTTGATTGCTGTCGTAGAGACACTGGGACCACATGCACACCTGCATGGCGCCGAGTCAGATGGTTTCCGCGTAGTGGAGATACCGGGAAACCGCTACTACATCCTGACGCATGACGGGGATGAGACCGTGCTTACCCCCGAGGGTGACCACTGGACGGTGATTGAGTAGCCACAGCGACACACGACACAACGACACAACGATACACACACGGAGAACACATGCGGTACCATGTCACACCTGACAGCGGCAATCGTAAGACTGGCCCCATCGCAGTCACTACATCGGGCCGGGACACCTGCCCACCGACCTGCCCGTTCGTGGGCAAGTGCTACCCGAATGCGGGTAACCTCCGCATCCACTGGGACAAGGTGTCCAAGGGCGAGCGTGGTGACCTGTTCCTGGGCTTCCTCAACAAGCTGCGGGCTCTGCCCCCTCGGAAGCGTGTCCGTGGCCAACAGGCTGGTGACATGCCAGGCGATGGTGTCCGCCTGAACGAGCAGCACTGTGTGCTGTACGTCAGGGCCGCCACTACTCGTCGCAAGGAGTTCTTCACCTACTGCCACTACCCCGTGGAAGCAGGTCCCGACGTTACCGAGGAGGATGCAGCGCACAACAGGCGTGTGCTCCTCCGACTGAATGCAATGCCCCGGGCTGGCGTCAACGTCAGCTGCGAAACCAAGCCCCAGGTCGACAGGGTTCTGGCGATGGGACTCCCGGCAGTCATCGTGCTGCCGAGTAAGACCGACAAGCCGGGGGCTACCGAGGCTGGCACTCGCATCGTCGAGTGTCCTGCTGCGATTACCGCTCGCCTCATCAAAGCGGGCAAGCTCAACGAGTCAGCCCGCCTCACCTGCGCCAACTGTGGTGGGGCCAAGGGTCCGCTCTGTGCCAGGGCAGACCGTGATTTTGTCGTGGGCTTTGTGGCTCACGGTTGGACACGCATCATCGACGGCATCCTTGCCGCACTGGAGGACTGAGACATGGCTGACACATACACGTGGGGACTCCCCACTAACTACCGCAACGCATGGGGAGCCCGTGCCATTGAGGAGCTTGACGCTGGCTTCTCACTGGTATGGGACAGGCAGAGCACCAAGGGCACCTTGCCTAAGGGCTTCGGGGATAAGCTGAACGCCGCGATTCCTGCGGCACAGCAAGCGTTCACTCGCTTGCAGGAGCGGCAGGGCATTGGCTCTGGCTACCTTACCGCTGGTCGGCATGTGCTGGTCGACCGACCCTCATTCCAAATCATCGCAGACACGAGGGGTAGCTGTGGCTACGTCTACCTCGTCGCAGAGCTACGGCCTCGCCGCTACGTCGAGGGGGACTGGGCTGTGTTCGTTGCCCCCAATGGGCAGACTCACCGGGTTGCCCTGTGGGCAGAGCGCACCGACGTAGGAGCACACTGGGCGGCGTTCGAGGCGCAGTACCTTGAGAGTGACAACTCGTGACACGACAGGAGAACGACGATGGGTGACAAGTTTAGCCGGCGCTGGGAAATCTGGTGAGCCGTGCAAGTAGGGCATGGGCCGAAAGGCTCACGCCCCGCTGGCAGGATGCCAGTGTTCACCGTGAACGATGAGAAGGAAGCCACCATGCTTGTGGCCCTGGCATGTCCCAGGGGATTTGACGGGAAGTATTACGCACCAGAACTGGCACAGGACCAGACCTTTGAGAACCTGGAAGCATTCGGCAACAGGTTGGAAGAACTCTACAACAAGTACATCAACAAGGAGAACGACGATGAGTGACACGAAACCCACTGTGAGCAGCCTGGTCCTCGACGGGCAGAATCAGTTCTGGAGCATCTTTGAGCGGTACGGGATTCCCTTCGAGAAGGTACTCGCGATTGCCTGGTCGAAGGAGAGCCGCCTTCTGTACCAGGAGGACTGCTGGGCGGTTCACATCCATCGTCCCAGCGATGAGTTGGTGACGAGGCTTGCATGTGCTGCGGTGAGAACCCACAGCTACGAAGCAGCGCCAGAGGAGGGAGGGGCCACGCGCCATCATGTGTTCGTCCCAGACTCCCTGGGCAGGCTTGTGCTTTTCCACTGGATACATAGCGACCTGCTCTCTGAACTGAAGCAGCTTGCCACCACCCTCGATGATGAATCCTGATGCTTAGGGAGTTCGTCACTGACGGATTCCTCACGCCCTACCAGGAGGATGTCCTTGCAGACACACGCAAGGACATCTTCCTGCACTGGGCTTGTGGGTCCGGTAAGACACTCGCGGCCCTCGCTTGGTTGACCAAGGGACCAGCCACGGAGAAGGTTGTCATCGTCACCCGCGCCCCGACTACAGCGCAGTGGGCTAGGGAGGCACAGAAGTACACCACCCTGCGCCCCGAGGTACTACGGGGCAAGACACCCTACGCCCCTCGGGCACACATCGTCGTGCTGTCCTGGGCTGTCGTCCGGGACTGGGCGCCTCATCTCATCCAGTGGGCACGTGGATGCTCCCTTGCTGTAGTCTGGGATGAGATACACAAGGGCAAGGGCTGGAAGCGGAAGGAGAGGTTGGTCGCCCGTAACGGTGACGTGTACCACAGCTGGCTGGATAACCGGGCAGCGGCTTGCGCTAAGCTGGCGAAGGCTTCGACCCGTCGACTCGGGCTAACGGCAACGCCGGTTAGGGACAGGCGCTCCGACCTCTGGGCACAGATGGACCTCGTCCAGCCCGGTGAGTGGGGCAGCAACTGGGAGTTCATCCACCGCTACTGTGACGCGAGGCCCGGTCGCTTCGGTGGCATTGACGCCACAGGGGAGAGCAACACCGACGAGCTACGGCAGCGGCTAGAGCGTGTCATGTCTGTAGTGACGAAGGAGGAAGCGAGCAGGCACCTACCGCCCCTGACTCGCAGCCTCATCTACTTGGGTAAGGAGGAACAGAGTAGGCCAGCGGGCTTCAAGCAGGACATGAAGCAAGCATCCAAGCGAGGCAAGGGTGCCTTGTTCGAGATGAAGTTGTTGGAGGCAGCATCACGTAAGCGTGTCTGGATTGCAGACACAGTCAAGGACGCTGTGCTTGAGGACAACCAGAAGGTGGTGGTCTTTACGGGACGACGCAAGGACGCTGAAGCCCTGGCGAAGCTCATCAAGACACGGCTCAAGGACAAGGCGCCCATGTGGTGGGGGCACGGTGGTGTCTCGACCAAGGAGCGGGATGAGATGGTCTCGGCTTACGCCGCCACCGAGGTAGGGTGCGCGTTTGTAGGGACGACCGATGCCTTCGGTGAGGCAGTCGACGGGCTACAGAACACAGACCTAGCTGTGTTCGGCTTGCTACCTTGGACACCTGGCATGGTGACACAGGCAGAAGGCCGCTTTAGTAGGCATGGTTCGCAGAGGTCAGTCCACATCATGTACACTGTCGCAGAGGGCACAGTGGACGAGCATGTGGCGGACACGTTACTGGACAAGCTAGAGCAGGTTGTCAACACCATTGATGACCCGACGGCTGTTGGTATCGCTGATACTCTCGGTAGTACGGAAGATGCTGACGATATTATCCAGAGTGTGTTCGACCTATTCGGAGGTAGTGATGAGTGACGATGTGAAGCTGCTGACTGTACGAGAAGTGGCAGACTGGTTGGGCTTGTCCATCCACGCCATCTACCGGAAGGTGCAGCAGAAGGACATTCCCCACATGCGTATCGGCGAACGCACGGTACGCTTTAACCGGAGCAAGGTAGAAGCCTGGCTCAAACAACTGGAGCAGTAAGACATGGCAGATGACAACTACGACGACAGCAACGACAGTGACGACAGCCACCTGAGTCCCTTCCTGAAGGTACTCCGGAACGCCATCGAGACACAAGGACCTGAAGACGGACTCGAACTTCTACGTGACCTGTTCACGGCGTGCGGCGCCACCGCCGCCATGAACCCGGTCGTGAGGGCCGACCCCTCCGTTGCTATGGAAATCATGCAGGAGGTGCTGACTGCGGCCATCATTGCCCATAATTCAGTGAAGGCCATGCGTACCATGGCACAGGACGACGGCTCTGATGTCATCATCTGGATGAACAACCGAGTCGTTGGCGACGCCTGATGCACTTGCTTGACCCCGGACCTAGCCGCAGGGGCTGGCACCGCCTACAGCTGGCGATGCAGTGCCCCCGCAAGTACGCTCTGTACATAGCCTCAAAGGCTACGCCGGGTCCGGTGTCAAGCCCCGCCCTCATCCGGGGCGTCCTCTTACACCTTGCCTTGGCACACCACTACGCTCTGAAGAAGAACCCCAAGGCAGACATCTACACACCACTCGACGCAATGAAGGAGAAGGTACAGAGCCAGCCCAACCCCGAGGAGTGGGACAAGCACAGCACCATCGTAGCGAGGACGTACCTACAGTACGACCTGCACTGGGCTGCCGAGCGGTACCTCGTGTCCCAAGTTGAGCGGGAGTTAGTTGGGCACATCCAAGACACCCTTCAGCCCGAGCCCTACCTCTACACACAGCGTGCTGACCTCATCGTGCAGCACCCTCGGTCGGGGCTCTACTACATCGTCGACCACAAGACCACGGGGCGGCGACCCTCCACGGCGGTCAAGTACTACACACTCTCGGGTCAGTTCCGAGGCTACAACTTCTTCGGTCGTTCCCTCTGGGGAGACCAGTATGGAGGGGTACTACTCAACATGATTCAATGGCCCAAGAAGGATGGGTCTGCCACTTTCTTACGCACGGAGCTTGCCACTGCGCCGTATGCGGATAAGACATTCAGAGACACAGTCATTCATGCAGAACGATTAATACGAGACCTTCGAGACAAGCACGGGCATGAGACAGAGGACCCAATGCACTGGCCCGCAGCACACCACGAGACAGCCTGTTGGACACCCTACGGGCCATGTAAGAACCACACACGATGCGAATGGGGAACATAGACATGTTTGGATTGACGTACGGAAGGGCCAAGGTTGGCAAGACCTTGGCGCTAGTGAAGGCATTCCCACACGGGGTGTTCGTCGCTCCCAAGGGAGCGTTGACTTGCGCCAAGTACCTCGACTGGGAACCCAAGGTCATCGAGGTTCCGAGCAGCAAGGGGTTCAAGTACATCACGAACCTCGTGAAGCGTGCCTCCACGAAGTTCCCTGCGGTGGTGGTTGACGACCTGTCGCTCATCGCAGACACCGAGCTTCAGCAGTGCCGTGACATGGCACCAGGGTTCGCCGCCTTTGACCTGTTCAACAAGCGGCTGTACGAACTGCGTGATGCAGCCCGTGATGCCGAGTGCCACGTGTTCTTCGTCTGCCACGAGCAGCCCCCACGTGAGGTGAAGAAGGACCAGTACAACCGCTACATCCCTGGGGCTCCACTCATCCCAGGGTGGCAGGCACCCGAGAAGCTACCAGCTATGGTGGACTTCTGTGCCCGTGTCGTCCACAACGACAGCGGCCCCGGCTGGCCCTTCATGTACGCCACTGGCCCTGACCAGAACTACATCCAGGGGGACCGCCTTGCTGTCCTCCCAAGCCAGTTCCCACTGAACCTGCGGGAAGCGATGCTAGGTGCGGGTCTCGACGTGCCTCGTCCAGAGCCCCTGGCGTGGATGGATGAGTACGTCGAGGCCATTGCCCAAGACCTACTCGAAGAGAGAGGAGAGCAGAAGCCTAACTACCGCCGTGTGATGACGGCGGCCACGGGTGCTCTCGAACACAAGTCCCCCCACCATGTCCGGTGGGTTCTCAACGACGCGATGGACCGCATGGTCCTGCGTACACACCAACGAAACATGCTTGTCGATTTTATCGGCAACTACTGACAGAGGGTAAAGACAATGTTCGATTTTAGCAACACGTTCGTAGCTGTGGCACCCAGTGGTCCTGGTGTCTTCAAGGTCGAGATTGTTACGACCGAGCAGACGCAGACGAAACGAGGTAGTGACCGCGTGCGGCTTCAGGCTCGCATCATCGGGAGTGTTGAGGCTGGTGATGCCGAGAATAACTGTACTATTCGGGATGGGTTCAACCGACCCAACTCGGGCGACAGCCGCATGGACGACATGATGGCCCGCATGTGGATGCAGTTCTTCATCTCGGTGGGCTACTCCCAGGATGACATCCGTGAGAAGAGCTTCAACTTCGATAATGTCAATGACTCTGGGGCGTTCGAGTACCTGATTGGCCGGACGGGCTACGTCAAGTACGCCCCGGCGGACCCCGAGAATGGGCGCCAGTACCAGAACACCACGTGGTTGACCGAAGACCAGTACAACGCTGCCAAGTCGGCACGGTCGGAGGTGTCCGCCGCGCAGAGTACGTTCGGTGATTCCGTAGAGAAGATCTTGGAAATGGACTGACCTTTTCGAGGAGAGGCTAGGTGGGCGGTATCCGTCCTGGAAGTCATGTGCCTGCCTACCTAGCCCTCTCCTCCCTACACTGACAGAGGACACACATGGACTGTGCCGACTGCGCCAACTGCCCCCTCCGTACGTACTGGGAGAAGAAGGGCACCTGGCAACCTGTTCCCTTCGAGGGCAACGGTAGTGACATTCTCGTCCTCGGTGACGCACCGTCCAAGCAGGATGCAGTGACCCGGCGCCCGTTTACGGATGCCCACGGCATCACTGTGATGGAAGAGCTACGCCGTATGGGTGTAGGTCAGAGGTTTGGCGTGGACTGGGGCAACCTCCTGGGCTGCCGTTGGCCTGACGACAACCCTAAGACGTACCTAGCTAAGCTGAAGGGACAGAACAGGCGTCGGGTCAAGGCAGGGAAGAAGCCTCTCCAGAGCCCCCTGAAGGCTTGCTGGGGCTACGTGGAGAAGCAGCTAGGTCGATACACCACTGTGCTCACGCTCGGCCCTCACGCCACCAAGGCGCTCCTCGAAGGCAACCCCTCGTTGGAGGCTGTGCGTGGTGGCCCCACGAAGGCAGGTGACCTCAAGGTCCTGCCGACCTACCACCCCCGACTGCTCCAGGTGAAGCCCGAACTACGGGAGGTCTTCGCTATCGACGTGGCGAAGATGCTCCGCTGGCATGACGATGCGCTCATGTGGCAGGACCCCGTGGTCCACTACCAACCCACTCCCGAGTTCGCTGCCAAGTGGTACCTGGCCAACCAGGGCAAGCAACTTGCCTACGACGTTGAGACGGATGGCGTGGACAGCCTCACCGCAGGGCTACGGTGCATCGGCATCGGCAC